ATGACTTGATTGACTCTAGTAGTCAGGCATTGATGAGATTCAGGCAAGGTGGTTTTATACAGATTAGCTCTGATGAGGTTGATGAACCGCAAGGGTTTAAACGCAGAGTTGCTTACTACTAAGGATGCATGGTGTATCGCCTAGCTATGAAGTAATAGCTAAGAGTCTTGGGTTGAAGTCAAAATCAAACATCCACAGGATTGTTCATCGTTTAAAGGATGATGGATTTTTAACGGTAAAGGCTTACAAGTTCCATTCAGTAAAGCTAGTAGATCAATCAGTGAAAGCAATCATTAGCTTATGACTCTACTTACGAAGAAGGAGCTTGCTGATTATTTAAGCATGGTGGATAAGGCTCCAGATGCTGAAAGGAAGAAGATCACTGCTTTGTTGGAGATGGATAGGGTGGAGAGATGCAGGGATTCTTTTTTGTTCTTTGTGAACCAGATGTGGCCTATCTTTATTTCTGGGAAGCATCACCAGATCATGGCAGATGCTTTTGAGAGAGTTGCTGCAGGAACTCTAAAGAGGCTAATCATTAACATGCCTCCGAGGCATACGAAGTCAGAGTTTGCTTCTTGGCTTCTTCCTTCTTGGTTCTTAGGTAAGTTTCCAGAGAAGAAGATCATTCAGTCTGCTCACACGGCAGAACTGTCTACTGGATTTGGACGTAAGGTTAGGAATCTTGTTAGCTCTGAACAGTATGCAAAGATTTTTGATACGAAGCTTTCCACTGACTCCAAAGCCGCTGGTAGGTGGAACACCAACAAGGGTGGAGACTACTTTGCTATTGGGGTAGGTGGAGCAGTGGCTGGTAAGGGTGCTGATCTTTTGATCATTGATGATCCTCATTCGGAACAAGAGGCTAAACAGAACAACCCAGCGATATTTGACAGTGTGTATGAGTGGTACACCTCTGGGCCTAGACAGCGTTTACAGCCCGGCGGGGCGATCATTATTGTTATGACTCGCTGGGCTAAGAGAGATTTAACAGGGCAGATTCTTAAGAACACCGCAAAGGACGGGGTGGATCAGTGGGAGGTGATTGATTTTCCAGCAATCCTTCCTTCAGGGACTCCGTTATGGCCTGCCTTTTGGTCTAAGGAAGCTCTGGAAGCTCTTAAGGCAGAACTCCCTGTAGCTAAATGGGAAGCTCAGTACCAACAGAATCCCACCTCTAATGAGGGTGCAATTATTAAGAGGGATCAGTGGAAGATGTGGAGTTCCAAAGAACCACCTGATTGTGATTATGTTATCCAGTCATGGGATACAGCCTTTGAGAAGAACAACAGGGCAGACTTCTCTGCTTGTACAACATGGGGTGTGTTTAATTATCCCAATGAACATGGTGATCCAAAGACCAACATCATCCTTTTGGATGCTTTCAAAGAACGGATGGAGTTCCCAGAGCTAAAGAAGAAAGCTTTAGAGATGTACAAAGAATGGAACCCCGACACGTTAATTGTGGAGAAGAGGGCATCTGGAGCGCCTTTAATCTATGAGCTACGAAAAATGGGAATACCGATGTCTGAATACACACCCGGTAAGGGTAATGACAAGGTAAGCCGTGTAAACTCTATATCTGACTTGTTTGCTTCTGGAATTGTCTGGTGCCCTGAAACCCGATGGGCAGAAGAGGTAATGGATGAACTTGCTTCATTTCCTAATGGTGACCATGATGACTTGGTTGACTCTAGTAGTCAGGCATTGATGAGATTCAGGCAAGGTGGTTTTATACAGATTAGCTCTGATGAGGTTGATGAACCGCAAGGGTTTAAACGCAGAGTTGCTTACTACTAAGGATACTTATGGCAGACTATGAAACACTTTTTAACTTGCCAAGTGGAAACAAAGACATTGAGTCAGTTTTTAAGACGGCTCGTGGCTCAACTTACGCCCACCATGCTGATTCCACCACAACAAGAAATCGTAGCGGAACAGGACACAAAGATAAATCCACGGGCATACAAAGTCGATCTGGGAAAACAGTGTTCCTTGATCCAAACGCAATAAATAGTTTTGCAGGCATTTACCAAAATCCAGAAATGGCAACACGGCTAGTTCCTGATTTGGATGCAAAAGGAAAACCTACAGGGCGCGTTAACTTACAATTGATGGAAGACTACGGACCTAAAAAAGCAGGAACCGTCATAAGTTCTGCCCCATACGAACTAAAGCCTAAAGTTGGTCTTGCACCTATGGAAGTTTGGGGTAGTGAAAGTCCAAGGGGCGATAGTGGTCAAAATATTCATTTTGGAAATGCTATTACTGAAGTTAATCCGCGACCAACTAGACTTGGAGCAGCAAGTAAATTAGGAGTTGCAGGTGCTTTAGCTGGTGCCGCAACGGCCAGCAAAGCCTCAGAAATTGGTGAATTAGCTTCAGGAATGCTGCCTTCATGGTTGCAAGCGTTAACATACGCTAAAGGCGCTGGAGAGGGCGAAGACTCAGAACTTGCGTACAAAAAACGTATGCAAGAAGCCGAACTTAAAGGCGCTGCAAATCGTGGGCAAGCGTATGACCCAAGAAAACTGGACTTAGCAATACCAATGCCAGAAAATTACCGCCGTGGTGGTCGTGTAAAACTCATATAAATACTAAAAAATTAATGGAAAAATAACATGCACGAAATAAAAGAAATTGTTACTTTTATCAAAGCTACCCGCGAAGAAGCTATTGCTCTGGCTTATGACATTGGCGGAGGAGAGGTCCATGCACTTCACATAATGCAAGGGTTTAAACCAGCAGAAAAGCCAGTGGGCTATCTGGTGCTGCAAAACAATCATGTACATATTATTTAAGGATACTTATGGCTACCAACATGGATAGATCGCTTTACTCAGCCCCTCTGGGGATAAATAACATTGTTCCCGATGAGTTTGACACAGGAGAGAACTCATTGGAGATTGAGATTGTTGATCCGGAAATGGTCACCATGTCCGACGGCAGTGTAGAGATTACTCTTATTCCAGATGTAGATATGGAAGATGAGTTTGGCTCTAACTTAGCCGAGGAAATGGATGAGCGTGATCTGACTACCCTGTCATCGGACCTTCTTGGTTTAGTGGATGCTGACATTGGAGCCAGAAAAGACTGGGTTGAAGCTTATGTGAAGGGCTTAGAAGTACTAGGAATGAAGTACGAAGAGCGTACAGAGCCTTGGGAGGGTGCTTGTGGTGTTTACTCTACAGTTTTAACTGAAGCTGCCATCCGTTTTCAGGCAGAAATGATCACGGAAACGTTCCCTGCTCAAGGCCCGGTAAAAACTCAGATTGTCGGAGCCATTAATAAGCTGAAAGAAGAGGCAGCTATCCGGGTTCAGGAGGATATGAACTACCAGATTCTGGAAAAGATGCCAGAGTACCGCCCGGAGCATGAAAAAATGCTCTTAAATCTTGGTTTAGCTGGCGCTGCGTTTAAAAAGGTGTACAAAGACCCCTCTCTCGGACGGCAGACATCTATTTTTGTCCCGGCAGAAGAGATTATCATCCCTTACGGCGCTTCCAGCGCCCAAGTGTCAGAGCGCGTTACCCATGTAATGCGTAAAACCGAGAACGAAGTACGCAAACTACAGGTTGCCAAGTTCTACCGTGATGTAGATTTAGGTGAACCAGTACACATTTCCACTGATGTAGAGAAGAAAAAAGCAGAAGAGCAAGGCTATAGCGTTACCGATGATGATAGGTTCCAACTTCTTGAGATACACGTTGATTGGGACATGCCGGGGTATGAAGATGAGGATGGAATCGCTCTACCTTATGTAGTTACCATTGAGCGCGGCACTGGTGAAGTCCTAGCTATTCGGCGTAACTGGAATGAAGACGATGAGTTTAAGATTAAGCGTCAGCATTTTGTCCAGTACACGTATATTCCCGGCTTCGGCCCTTATGGTTTTGGCTTAATTAACCTTATTGGGGGATACGCTAGGGCAGGAACGTCAATCATCCGTCAATTAGTGGACTCCGGAACTCTGTCTAACCTTCCGGGTGGTTTGAAAACAAAAGGTCTACGGATTAAGGGTGACGATACCCCCATTGCGCCGGGTGAGTTTAGAGATGTGGACGTTGCGTCTGGGACAGTACGCGACAACATAATGACGCTCCCATATAAGGAACCAAGTCAAACTCTATTAGCATTGCTAAATCAAATTACTGACGAAGCCCGTAGGTTAGGTGCTATCTCTGATATGAAGATCAGTGACATGAGCGCCAACGCACCCGTGGGTACTACACTGGCATTGTTAGAGCGCACTTTAAAAACAATGAGTGCTGTTCAGGCACGGGTTCATTCTTCAATGAAGCAAGAGTTTAAACTTCTTGCTGAGATTATTGGAGATAATGCCCCTCTTGATTATGATTACGACCCGGCAAAGGGTGACCGCAGAGCCAAACAAAGTGATTACAGCTTGGTTGAGGTTATTCCTGTCAGTGATCCTAACAGCGCAACAATGGCTCAACGGATCATGCAGTATCAAGCTGCACTTCAGTTAGCTCAAGGCGCACCACAGATATATAACCTGCCAGTTTTACATCGACAAATGTTAGAGGTTTTGGGTATTAAGAACGCTGAGAAACTTGTCCCCATTGAAGATGACATGAAACCTCGTGATCCAGTTTCGGAGAATATGGCTTTCTTAACCGGGAAACCGACCAAAGCATTCTTAAAACAAGACCACGATGCACACATTGCTGTCCATACATCAATGATGCAAGACCCTGTATTGATGGCTCAAATGGGTCAAACTCCCCAAACGGCAGCAATGATGGCAGCTATAGCGGCTCACGTAGCTGAACATTTGGCATTCTCTTACCGAGTTCAAATTGAAGAACAGTTGGGGGCAGCTTTGCCACCACCGGATAAAGACCTGCCAGAGGATATTGAAGTGGGTCTTTCCAAACTGGTTGCACAAGCTGCAAAACAGGTTCTTGGTTTAAACCAGCGTCAAGTTGCACAACAACAAGCGCAACAACAGATACAAGACCCAATGATGCAAATGCAGCAGCAGGAATTGCAAATTGAAATGCAAAAACTGCAAATTAGCCAGCAAGAGCTTCAGTTTAAACAACAACAATTGGCAGCTAAAGCAGCAACAGATGTGGATAAATTGAACCTTGAGAAAGCCAAAATTGAAGGTAACTTCCAGATAGAGGGATTAAAACTGGGTTCCAAGATTAAAGAAAGTCAAAGTAAGCAAACCTATCAAGAGAAAAAAGATGGGTTCCAGATTGGTGTTGATATTGCAAAACACAGGGAACAAATGAAAGTACAACAAGGAAAGAACAATGACAGAGCTTGATCTATTTGAGAAGAAACTCAAAGAGCATGACGATCATTATGTTGCCGCATTAGTGCGCGGTAACTGTAAGGACTTTGGTGAGTACCAAAGAATTTGCGGGGTTATCCACGGTCTAAACCTCGCAAAGAATGAACTATCAGACCTGCGAAAGAAACTGGAGAAATCTGAAAATGACTGAACTTTTAATTGGGCAAACTCTTGATCCTACCGGACCAGTATCAGTACTACCCGACAGTGCGGAAGAGAAAGCTAAACAAGTTCCGGAGCCGTCCACATTTCACTTATTGTGTGTACTGCCTGAAATTGAAGAGAAGTACGACAGCGGTTTGATTAAAGCAAACCAAACACAGATGTATGAAGAGCTTTTGTCACCTGTGCTATTTGTTATCAAGATAGGGCCAGATGCCTATAAAGATACCAAACGCTTCCCAAATGGTCCTTCATGTAAGGTTGGTGATTTTATTCTGGTACGACCTAATACTGGAACCCGAATCAAAATCCACGGCCAAGAAATGCGGATCATCAGTGATGAAGCAGTAGAAGCCACAGTTCAAGACCCTCGCGGCATTCAAAGGAAGTTTTAATCATGGCTGAATTTGAAAAAACATCGTTTACATTCCCCGACGAAGTAGAGGAAAAAAACCCACGAGCCGGTGGTCGAGTTGTAACCCCTGAAATAGAGGTAATCGACGACACTCCAGAGGCAGACCGCAACCGTAAACCAATGGCAGAAGCCCCGGTAGACCCTACCGATGAGGAACTTGAGGCGTATTCAGATAGCGCCAAGAAACGAATCAAGCACTTTACCAAGGGTTACCATGAGGAGCGGCGAGCCAAAGAATCAGCCTTGCGTGAGCGAGAAGAGGCTATTCGGGTAGCTCAATCTATTGCAGAAGAGAACCGAAAGCTCAAAGGTTCTTTGCATGAAGGCCACCAAGTTTTAATTGAGCAAGCAAAAACTGCCACCGAAAAAGAACTGGATGAAGTTAAGCGGGAATACAAAGCCGCTTATGAATCTGGAGATGCGGATGCCCTAGTTGCTGCCCAAGAAAAAATGACTTCAGTAAAGATGAAAGAGGACCGGATAAAAAATTACCGGCCTGCTCCTTTACAAACTGAAAATCCTGTGGTACAAACGCAACAAGTACCCGTCGATCAAAAGGCGGTTGCATGGCAACAAGAGAATGATTGGTTCGGTTCAGACGATGAAATGACAAGTTTTGCCTTGGGCTTGCATAGCAAGTTGGTAAAATCTGGCGTTAATCCAAATTCGGATGAATATTACGAACGAGTCAATTCTCGTGTGCGGCAAGTGTTTCCAGAGAAATTTGACTCTGAGGAAACCGCTGATGCTCCTACTCAGCGCACTAATAAACAAAATGTGGTTGCACCGGCCACGCGCAGTACTGCTCCCCGAAAGGTCGTACTGTCGCAAACTCAAGTGAATATCGCCAAAAGGCTAGGAGTTCCTTTGGAACTCTATGCCCGTAAGGTTGCTGAAGAAATGAGGAAATGAACATGACTGGACTCCGTACAACTCGTGATACCGAATCTCGTGCGACTGAAACTCGCGCTGCTGATAGCCGTCCTATGCTGGAGCGTCCCCTTGCTTGGTTGCCGCCTCAGTTGCTACCCGATCCCACTCCGGAACCGGGTTATGCATTTAGATGGATTAGGTTAAGCACGTTAAACGTTGATGATCCGATGAATATTTCTTCAAAGTTCCGTGAAGGCTGGGAACCTGTAAAAGCATCACAACATCCTGAAGTGCATGTGTATGGAAAAGACTCTAGTCAATTTTCAGACAGCATCATTGTGGGTGGATTGATGTTATGCAAAACACCTGTGGAGTTTGTTGAGCAACGTGATGATTACTACCGCAAACAAGCGGACAATCAAATGGCCTCAGTAGATAACACTTACATGCGCGAGAACGACCCTCGTATGCCGCTTTTTAAAGAGCGGTCAACAAAGGTCACTTTCGGTAAACGGTAATTTAATTTTTAGGAGTCTTAAATGGCTTATCCTGTAGTATCAGCACCTTATGGGCTGTTGCCGCAGAACCTAATTGGAGGTCAAGTATTTGCTGGTTCTACCCGCATGTACAACATCCAGTACGGTTACGCGACTAACATCTTCTATGGTGACTTTGTTGTTCTAT